TCTCTCTGGTTCACGTGAGTAAACAGTAGCCTGATAGTTCACGATTGTTTTTGCTAAGTTCACGCACGAAACAAGTGGCGTGCTGTTAGCTGAACACTCACTCATTTGAGTCGCTAAAGATCTCTTAACGAATGGAGCAATGTTATCGTTGTAAATCTCGTACTGCTTGAAGCTCTCATACTTTCTTGCTTTATTTTCTGCGCCTTCAATTTCTTCGAGAGCCTCTTTTCTAAAGTCTTTGTTCAATAAAACATCTTCGTATTTGATTTTATCTTCGGTAATAAGCATCTGGATTGCCCTTTTGTTTTGCGTTATCTGTCCAACAAATATAATAACCAAGCGCGGTCGTTATATGCTGATAATCTTTTGAGTCATCTTCTACCATTTCAGCACCTTTCTTAAATGAAGTCAAAAGCATGCCTTTGTTGAGTGTCTTTGCTTTTTGATAAACAAATAATCTCGATTCGCCTTTGTCATTCAAACAATAGGCATTTACTTTTTGATGCCTCATCCTGATTGGCGGATTAGTAGTCGGTACTTTCATTTTTAAAATCAATTTGCTTCCGTCTTTTCTCACGTAATTGCTTAAAAATTTTCTTATTATGTCGTAATCAGAAAACAAACTCTTTGATGAGCTTGCCGAACCAGTGGCATCACCAAAAACATTTATTACATTTGAATAATTGTCTAGTAATCCTCTCGCTGCTATGTCTTCAAGCAGTGATGCTGTGTTAGCACCGTGAACAACTGCTTCATCAAATGCATGGATAGTATCTTTAGACGAATCGTACTGACAAATAGCAGCCGACATAGGCTTCCCTAGTGCAATGTTAAAGTCGAATGTTATATCAATCGGTAAACTTTTATTAACTTCATAATCTTTTTTTAAGAAGTTAACCTCTTCTTTGTATGCATAGTAAATAACTTCACTTTGAATCTCTAACCATTCACCGTCAAGAAACCTGCGTGCTGACCTTGGGTCAAGCTCACTTCTCAACTTCTCATAATAAGTAGGTGGTAAAAAGATGTTATCTTTTGTTTTAGAGTAGAAAACTTTTTTAAGTCCGGTTTTGTCTTTAAAAAAATAATCATAAGCCCAATGTCTCGGGCTATCTGGATTTGTAGCAGAAATAGAGTAACTGTTGATGTAAGGATCACGACCAAGTCTTCGAATGATCTCATCATATGCTTGTTTATCTTCGTCATTGTTCTCTGTTAACTCCTCGAATACGGACATGTGAATGTCATAACTTCTGACGTTCGTATAATTTTTATCAGCCCAATACACAGGAAAGATTACAGATCCATTTGTAAATTTAATCCTCGCAACTGGGTCATAAACCTTCTTTATAAATCGCTCTAAATTTTTATCTTTTATGTGTTCAGATATCTTTTTAAAGATCGTTTGCTTTAAATGCGGTAAAGCTTTTCTGCAAATAGCAATTTGAGCACCTGGATTTTCAAGCGCAAACTCAACCGCAAGATGAGCCATAAGCGTTGACTTAGCTGAACCGTAAGCACCGGTTAGTAAAATTTCAAACACATTCGGCAGCTCTTTTATCTCTTGGACGTAGCGATAGCACTCACCTTGCCATTTAATTTGGAAAGGATCAAACGTTGTAAATGTGACGTCTTTTCTTTTTTTTAACTCGACAATAGTTTTAGACACTCTTGAGTTGATTCATTTGCTTCTAAAAGTTTTTCATAAAGTAATTTTGATTCAATAGTTTTAAATTCTTCAAACTTTTTATCAGTTAAAAAAGTTTTCAAAGTATCTAAACTTGATTTAAAATTGTTAAGACTTTGCGCCATAGATAAAACAAAAGTAAACATGACCTCTACTTCAAATGGCTGAACTGCAATCACTTCTTCTGTTGCCGCTACTTCTTCTTTTATAATTTCTTCAATCATCTTTTTTATCCTCTTCCTTTTTTAAATGTGAACCGTCTTTTGCATATGCTAAAACAATCGTGTTGTCTTTGACTGTTGCTTCAACGTCAATATTATCACGTTGACCTAACAATTGTTTTCCAAGCCAAATCAAAATAGCTGCGTTACCTTTTCTAGCGGCGTTTAACTGCCAAGTTCTAAGGCTTGTTTTCATGTTTTCTTTGCCTTTTCTGATAACACCCGCATATCTTCGCTCTAAAGTGTCAACCGAGCAACCTACTTGAATAGCAATTGACTCATTTGTGCATCCAACACTTGCAAGCTTCTCGATTAAATTTGCGTCTAATTCTAATTTTGGTCTAGCCATTTAATAGCACCGCCTTTTTACCAGTGTAATCTTCCCATCTTTTAATAATAACATCTACATATTTTGGATCCAGCTCCATCATAAAACATATTCTATTTGTTTTTTCACAAGCTATTAACGTAGATCCAGAACCTCCAAAGAAGTCTAAAATATTTTTTGAATCTTTATGGTTATTTATAGCTCTTTCTGCTAGCTCCACTGGCTTCTGTGTTGGGTGGACATATTTTGAATCTTTTTTTATGAACCAAACGTCTGACTCATCTTTTATATGTTCATCTATTTTACCATTAAATAAACAAAACTCATGTTGGTGCCTGTATCCAATTCCAAGTCCAAAAACATTTTTTGCCCAAACAATACATGCTTTATATACAAGTTTTTTTTGCAATATTCCGTAAAATTTCCAGTTGCACCAGATGTAATAATTTTTTGGATTAACAGACATTAGAGTTTGACAAAAATCTTCAATAAAACATTCAAAGTCTTCTGTTTTTAAATTATCATTTTTAATAACTTCAAAATTCCCTGACCTTCCGTTAAAAGAAACATTATACGGCGGATCTGTAAATACTAAATCGACAACGTTTCCATTTAAAAGTTTATCCAAATTGTCAATCATAGTGCTGTCGCCACACATAACTCTATGTTCACCTAGCTGATAAATATCTCCAAGTTTTGAAGTCGGTTCTACAACTTCTGGAATAGAATCCTCGTCTTCTAAAAATTCTTTTTCAAAAACATCAAGCGTGAATCCTTTAATTCCAAGCAAATCAATATCAAAACTAGGATCAAAGTTGCCAATCTCTGCATTGATCATTGCCATATCGATCTCGCTCCACTCTTGGAGAGCGTTGTCAGCCGTCAAATCTGCATACTCAAGGTCTTCATTGTCGTAGTGCTGAAAGTTAACTGGCACTTGCTTCATTCCTAGCTCTTTAGCTGCAAGCAATCTCAAATGACCAGCCGTCATGAATCCGCTATTTCTTGACACTGTAATAACTCGTCTAAATCCGTTTGCTTTAATAACTTTTACAAGTCGCTTTAGTTGCTATTTCGTGTGCTTGTTGTTATTTCTTGGATGCTCCTTAATTCTCTAACATCAACCATCTGGTCAAACGAGCAATGTATTTTGATTTCATCGCTCATGAATCACCACCCACGAAGTTGCTTTCTTCTCAAATATTTTAATCCCGTATTTTTGCCCACTCACAACCATAGGCGCGTAAGCCTCAGCGAAGTCAATTGCTTCTTTTCTTGTTTCAAATTGCTTCCGCTCTTCTGCTATGACGTCTGACTGTCCACAACAACCGTGAACTAAAATCAAAATTGAATAATCGACCATAACTTTATTATGACATTTTTACTAGGACTGTCAAATTAGCTGCGAATTACTCAGAGATACCACATTTCATCGCTCTTCTGTTAAGCGTGTAAGTATCATCAGGAGTAAAAGACGAATACCCTACTCCATTTTTTTGTTCATTTTGTTTTCTTCTACATTCTAAATGGTAATCTCGGTCATCCGCCTTGATGTAGAGACCTTGACCGCAAATACTACAGATATTTTCTTTTGTTTTTTTTCTTAAGTAATTCTTTTCAAGCTCTTTCAAACACTTCGCGCAAGTGTCAGAGTCTTTAGGTGCGTAATCTCCGCAGCAAACGCAAAATACTTTCGTGTGCTTTATTTCTTCACTGCTCGTCAAAAGGTCTTCGTCTTGGGTTTTGTTGTTTGTATTTTTGAGAGAAAAATAAATAGGTATCTCTCGCCTTGGCGTATAATTTCCACTCATATTCTCGACTCTCAATCTTTCCTTGATCTAACAAATGTCCAGCCCTTTGCCATTCGTGGTAGAGCTGTATCATATTTTCGTGAAGTGCTTGAAGTTCTTCGATAGTTATAATCATTCGATTCCTGTATTTTCACAAAACGTTTTAAAAATAGCATTCAATTTATAAGGCACACTCTCGTAAGAAGTTGCGCTTGAGTGTGTGTATCCTTTCAAATGCGAAACCTCATGGATTAAATTTGAGCAGATATTTTTTTTACTATTAATATTAAAATATTTAGCACTAACATAAATAGTGCCGATTTCATCTTTTTTAATCTTTCCTTTTACATATCCAATAACTCTTGAAAATCTCTTCCACCAAGGATTTGTGTACACAATAATTCTAATACTAATATCTTCTTTCATTTTTAAGTACACTTGATACGTCGTGTCTTTAGTTTCAAGAAAATAAATCTTCTCGTACCACTCGCTATCTATGAATTGATTACAAATGGCTTGAATGCTACTTAAAAATAAATCAACTCCACTGATTTCGCTTGTAAACTTACCTAACTTGCATTGCTCTTTCATAATTTTAATCATGAGTCGATTGTTTTTTATTTTTAAATTTCTGTCAATCTTTTTTTTCACTCACTTTACTTCGTCTTAAAACTGACGGATGATTTATGTATGAAACTAATAGATAAAAATAGAAAGTTCGAAATAATCGACGAGAATTTTAACAAGATAACTATTACAATTGACGAATCAAACGAAAAAATAAATCTACCTTCACTTTTACGTTGTATTCAAACAGAAATTATTTTAACTTTGTTTAAGCACACAGATGTAAAACAAAGAGTTGCGAATGCTTTATCAATTAACAGAACCACGTTGATTGAAAAGATGAAGGCTTTCGGAATTTTTAAACCAAAACAATATGAAACGGATAACTACAATGACTCAAGAAATTAAAAAAGAAACTAACGAAGAACATCAAAAAAAGGTTGATTATGCTTTGCGATTTCTTCAAGAAAAAATCAAAGACATTAAATGTACTATCGCCGAAGCATTTGAAGTCGTTGAGTGTTTTAACTTTATTTCATCTGAAATTAAAAAGAATGAAAAGAAATAAAATATGATGAATCAACCTTTAATATATTATTATGCAATGACGTCAGGCTGTAAAGACAGTAATTACGAAAGTTCAACTTTAGGAATAACGTTAAATTTAATTTTATTGTCTTACGTTATCTATTT